TTTTGATCCACAAATCAAGGGAAAACGATATCGGTCAAGTGATGAACTCTGTAATGATGTTGCACTAAATCCTTATTTCATTGGACAGATGGGTATGAGGATTATGCAAAGGCCTCAGGGTAGAGCTAAGTTCAAGAATGAAGATGGGACATTTGATAAGAAACAAATGGATGATTTCATGAAACGAACTTTTATTGAAAATGTTTGGTGTTTCAGTAAAGACCCTTCTGTAGAATTATTCCCCAAACCCTCAACATTGGAGTCATTTTGGAATTAACACCAGTTGAAGAATATAATGGAGTATTGTATAAAAGAGATGATTTGTATGCTCCCTATGGTTCTGATTTTGTCACAGGTGGAAAAATTAGACAATGTAGAGATTTAATTGAAACCAATTTGGATTATATTAAATCGAAATGTGATTCTACAATATCTACAGCCGCATCTATTCATTCTCCACAAGCTGTAATCGTATCCAGAGTTGCCCAAGAATATGGACTTAACTCTATTATTGGATTTGGTAATACCAGTATAGAAGGAGCCCTTAAACATAAAGCCATGTCTTGGTGTAAAGATATGGGATCTGAGTTAGTAGTCTTGAGTGAATCTCAGGGGTTTAATAATGTGTTATATTCAAATTTAAATAAACTTTCAGAAACTAGACCTATGTTTAAGGTTCTGTTTGGATATGCAGCCCAACAATATAGATCTTCTATTATAGGTAAGATTTCAGAACAAGTACAAAATATACCAGATAATGTTGATATACTATTTGTTCCATGTGGAAGTGCAGTAACTTTTACTGGTGTCATAGAAGGAAAACGTATATATAATAAGAATTTTCGACTTGTAGGTTTACAACCATTTGGTTATGATAGGAAGTCGGATATCAATAAAAATTTAGAAGGTATGGTATGGGATTATGATTATAATTTTCATGTAGGAAATTGGCCATATCACCAGTTATATGAGAAAAATGTTGGATTTGAGTTAGACAGGATTTATGAATCAAAAGCTTATGATATGATGATAAATTCCAGTAAATATCAGTCCTCAACAAATCCTTGTTTTTGGGTAATAGGAAATAGTAATAACATAAGATAATGGCTCAATTAAAAGAATATCTAAACGCAATTAACTACTCTAAAGAGAATCTGATGGAAGATTCTTTTTATGAGAAGAAATATCCAGCTTGGGTGGTAAATCGTGCATTGTATGCTCATCCAGATACGATACTTCTTGTTAATGAAATGAATGTAAACAATCACTTAGATTCCAAACTTCAGTTTGACTTTCTCCTAAATAGTACTAGACCAAGAAAACGCTTTGCGCCTTGGTTGAAGACTTCTAAAATTAAAAATTTAGATTTAGTGAAAGAATATTTCGGATATAGTGATCAGAAAGCCAAGGATGCCTTGACTTTACTTACAGATGATGATTTAGAGCTTATCCGATCCAAATTGAATAAAGGTGGAAATGAGTAATGGTGAATTGAATTGGGGTCCAGAAAATATGCTGGAAGTCACTCTGAATGAACCAGATGATTTTCTGAAGGTCAGAGAGACATTATCAAGAATTGGTGTTGCATCAAGAAAAGAAAAAAAATTATATCAGTCCTGTCATCTCCTTCACAAGAAGGGGAAGTACTATGTTGTACATTTCAAGGAATTATTTGCACTTGACGGCAAAAAGTCAAGTCTGACTGATAATGATATAGAAAGACGGAACACGATTGCTGGTCTGTTAAGTGATTGGGGTTTGGTTGGTATGGTTGGTGAAGCCGAACCAAGAGCCCCATTGAGTCAAATAAAGGTTCTCTCCTTCTCTGAGAAGGATGAGTGGATTCTTGAAACAAAATATAACATAGGAAAAAAGAAGGATGAGTGATATAAGATTAGTAAAATTGAAGTCTGGTGAGGAATTAATTGGTGATGTAACAGTTGTGGGAGACTCTGTTAGCATCACCTCTCCTTGCCAGCTCATGCCTACCCCAGAGGGTCTAGGGTTTACACCCTGGCCTGCCTTATCAAAACATGGTCCAGTAACAATTACCAAAGATTGGGTTATTTGTATAACAGACCCAATAGATGCAGCCAGAGATGGATGGAACTCCAAATTTGGTTCTGGAATTGTCATATCATCTAATGTGCAGTTAAATGGATAAAAGTCTTGACTTTTTCAAATTGATGGAGTATACTATATGATGAAACTTGGAGATATATGGATTTTTATACTAATGTAACTGTTTTCGGCAATTCTGTTCTTGTCCGTGGTATCAAGAATGGAGAGCGCACAACCCTTCGCCACAAATTCCAACCTACCCTTTTCGTTCCAGTAAAAAAACAAACTCAATATAAAACACTTGATGGTAAGTTCCTGACTCCAGTGGTTCAGGAGTCCATTAAGGAAGCAAAGGGGTTTGTTGATACTTACAAAGATCAGCCAGGATTAGTCTATGGGTTTACTCGATGGCCTTATCAGTGGATTTCCGATTATTTCAAAGGAGAAATTCAATGGGACATGAGTAAGATTTTAGTTGCTACTATGGATATTGAAGTAGAAGCTGAAAATGGATTTCCACAAGTAGATAATGCCATTGAACGTGTATTGTCTATAACTCTCAAGAATCATACATCCAAAAAGTTTGTAGTATTTGGACTGTATGGATATCATACAGATCGTGAAGATGTAACCTACATCAAATGTGATAATGAGGATGATCTTCTCAGGAAATTTTTGAATTTTTGGGAATCCAATATGCCTGATGTTCTCACAGGATGGAACACTCGATTCTTTGATATTCCATATTTGATCAATAGAATTAAATCTCGTTTCGGAGAAGATGAGATTAAACGACTTTCCCCTTGGAGAGCTGTATTTTCAGATGAAGTATTTAAAATGGGTAGGAAACATACTGCCTATGATATTGTTGGAATGTCCCAATTAGATTATCTAGAATTATATCAGAAATACACCTACTCTGCACAAGAGAGTTATACTCTGGATCATATTGGTTTTGTTGAGTTGGGTAAGAAAAAGGAAAAGAATCCCTATGAGACTTTTCGTGATTGGTATACTAAAGATTATCAATCCTTCATCGATTACAACATTCAGGATGTGGAACTGGTAGATGCCCTAGAAGATAAGATGAAGTTGATTGATTTGCAGATCACTATGGCTTATTTCTCAAAGTGTAACTACAATGATGTGTATTCTCAGGTGAAGATGTGGGATGTGATTATCTACAATTATCTGAGGGATAAAAATATACAGATTCCTTTAATACAACGACAATCTAAATCTGAAGCTTATGCTGGTGCTTATGTGAAGGAACCACAAGTGGGTTTACATAAGTGGGTGGTGAGTTTTGACTTGAACAGTCTATATCCTCATCTTATCATGCAGTACAACATTTCACCAGAAACGATTGTTGGTATGAGTGAGACTCATCCTGGCGTAGATAATATGATGAACAAGTCATTTGATACTGATGATCTCAAGAATATTAATCAAACGATAACTCCTAATGGTGCATTGTTTTCCAGAAAGAAACATGGGTTTCTTCCTGAGTTGATGCAGAAAATGTATACAGATCGTAGTGCAACCAAGAAACAGATGTTACAAGCTTCTCAGAATTATGAGAAGACTAAGGATGTGAAATATAAGAATATGATTCCCAAGTTGCATAACAAGCAGATGGCACTCAAGATTGCACTCAACTCTGCTTATGGTGCAGTCGGGAATCAATACTTTCGGTTCTATGATATTCGTATTGCAGAGGCTGTAACTTATGGTGGTCAGTTGTCAATTCGTTGGATTGAACAGGCTCTTAATGATTACTTCAATGAGATTCTAAAAACTGAGAATGTTGACTATGTGATTGCATCTGATACAGATTCGGTTTATATCACTTTTGAGAAGTTGATGGATAAACTCAATCCAAAAGATCCAGTAAAGTTTCTTGATACGATTTGTACAGAGAAGATCGAACCATTTATTGATGGTAAATATGCAGAACTTGCTGATTATGTAAATGCATACGAACAGAAGATGGTCATGGCTCGTGAGGTCATTGCTGATAAGGGTATTTGGACTGCAAAGAAGAGATACATTCTGAACGTACATAATTCAGAGGGTGTGCAGTATGCAGAACCTAAATTGAAAATGATGGGCATCGAGGCTGTCAAGTCATCGACTCCTCAAGTTTGTCGGGACAAGATTAGGGATGCCCTCAAGGTTATTATGAATGGGTCTGAAAAAGACCTCAATAATTTTATTCAAGATTTTCGTAAAGAGTGGATGGACATGGACCCAACAGCCATTGCATTTCCAAGGTCATGTAATGGTATGGGTAAATGGAGTTCACCAAATGGTGTATACCTTAGAGGTACACCGATGCACGTTAAAGGTGCATTAGTATATAATCATCAGATTAAAAATAATAAACTTGCAAAAAAATATCCATTGATACAAAATGGAGAAAAGATCAAATATGTTCATTTGAAAGATCCCAATCCATATCAATGTAATGCGTTTACGTTTATTACAGAATGTCCTATAGAATTAGACATTGTAAAATATGTTGATTATGAAAAACAATTTGAGAAGTCATACGTTGAGCCTTTAAAATTTATCACTAATGCAATTCATTGGCAGATAGACGAATCGTATGGTTCTCAGGCAACTCTAATGGATTTTTTTAATTAATTAAAGGAGACAAATGGCAGCAAGATTTTCCGAAGGGAGAAAAGAAATGTCTATGAGTTATTCACCACCTAGTACTGATTCAAGTCAAGTGATGGAACATAGAAAATTTGTAGATAGTGTAACTTCAGAGTATACAAAGGATTGTGATACGTTCATTGAAAGATTGGACGAATTGCAGGATACTCCAAGGTTCCATGAGCCCCAAAGGGTACTCACAGGAGCTATTGGAATTTGTTCAGAAGGGGGAGAACTCCTAGATATAGTAAAGAAGATTATTTTTCAGGGTAAGGAGCCTACTACTGAATTGAGAATGAAAATAAAGAATGAGTTGGGTGATGTTATGTGGTATGTTCAACAAATACTGATTGCAATGGATTGGAATTTGCATGATGTTCTTGCAGAGAATACTAAGAAATTGTCTGGTAGATACCCAGATGGGTTTGACACTGAGAAATCAGAAAATCGTGAGGAATAATGGATCTAAAACAGTTTATTAAAGAGTCGGGAAATGAGTATGCTTCCGTTGTGGATGATGGGGTGGCAGCTGGTGATGTCAATGATTATATTGATACTGGCAGTTTTTTGTTTAATGCTTTACTTTCTGGTTCGATTTATGGAGGATTACCTTCTAATAAAATCACAGCACTTGCCGGAGAGTCAGCAACTGGTAAAACCTACTTCGCCCTTGGTATGGTCAAGAACTTTTTGGATTCTAATCCTGACAGTGGTGTTCTCTATTTTGAGTCTGAGTCCGCTATACCTAAAGAGCTTATTGTTGCTCGTGGAATAGACCCAAAGAGGATGGTCATTCTTCCTGTAGTAACTATACAGGAATTTCGTACTCAGGCAATCAAGATTTTGGATGCATATCTGGAAGAGAATGACCAGAAACCAATGATGTTCGTTCTGGACTCTTTGGGTAATCTGTCAACGACTAAAGAACTGACAGATACAGCTGCAGGATCAGATACAAGGGATATGACTAGATCCCAGATCATTAAGGCTGCATTTCGGGTACTAACTCTCAAGTTAGGACGGGCCA